CGGGACTTCGAGCTGCCGTGCATCGCTCTCGTCGAGCGATGCGCGACACGGGAGGTCCTGACACTTCGATTGGCAATTCTATTATCAATGGCCATTCGTGGCTTCTTTTATTACGCCAACGTGTATCATTCACGGAAGAAGAACTCGCAAAGATGTTCTCTGATTTAGGTTTTAAGGCGAAATGCCGGCGAATCTCAAATTGGGAACATGTGAGTTTTTTGAAAGGGAAATGGTACACCACCCCGACAGGATTTACCTGGGCGCCTCTTCCTAGTCGCTTTTTAAAACTAGGTAAAGCGATCCAACTTCCTACTTTTGAGCGTGCTTTACTACCGCAGACAGTCGCTGATTTCGCCGCAGGGCTCGCAGCCACATATAATCAATATTCTCAAGTTCCCCTGATTCGAGCGTTTTGTGCGCGATTTTATGTTCAAGGACACGCCACTGCTCATCGCCAGCTTGAGAAAATGGTTCTCGGAACTCATCAAGAATTGGTTGATCCCCTTTATGAAGCCGCGGAATTCTATCATGTTGACCCTGCTTGGTTTATGCAAGTGGAGGAATGGATTGCTTCAATGGCTCTTCCCGTCTTTATGGAGCATCCCCTTTTCCGCGTTCTTGCGGAAAAGGATTACAACTAAGAATTTTGCGCAGACGGAGTTAAGAAAACACACACCCAACAATGCAGCAAGAACAACTTTTACGTAATGTGATTAGTGCGAAGGAATTAATGATGGGCTCAACTCCCGAAGGCGCAGACTGGTGCATCAAAGCTTTGCATCCCTCTGATCCTACAACCCAGGTCCGAGGAATACCTGATATGAGCGCCGCTAATACTTGTCTGATAAATTATCAAGTGACCGCGTCTCTTGGACCTCGTCCAGGAGCCACGGGTACTTGGCAATTCGATGCTACACTGCTACCTCATCCCGTGAATTTGATGGCAGTGCAGTATACTGACTCTATTGGTGACGATACGACGGTGTTCCTCAATTCTCAAATGGCAGGAACCTCAATTGTGGCGAAGACACAATGGTTGGTTGCGAACGCTCAACAGTGGCGCCTTGCATATGCAGGGGTTACCATCACCCAAGATGGACCAGCTCTTGCAGACCAAGGCACCATTGTTTGTTCTCAATCTCCCGTGTTGCCGCTCACTTTTGGGGCGTCTACGCCAGACTATGGGACAAGTGCGGTCACTTCTCTTGGCAAAATCGAAGTGTATGGCGCGGAAGATCTGCCTAGCTACACTGCTAGTCAGGCTTTACCGAATGCCTACTTTGATCAATCGAAGAAGGGACTGTATGTGCCTCTGAAGCTGACGAAGACCTGCCAAGCTTGGCGTTCTCAGAGTGATCTCGTGGGCGTGGGCGTGGCCACTAATGTAGGTGCGAATGGTATGTACACATATCCGCTCTCACCTACGTTTGCTTGGCCGCATTGGCCGATTGAAGCCGCGTGGATGAATCCGATCTCCGGCATCTTTTGGGATCCTCACGTCGCGTTGACGTCTCCTATGTTGAACGATGTTATGGCGCATATATCGGTTCGCAACGTCGCTGTGACCACCTCTTTTGCGTTCTTTTTCCGTCTTGGTCTGGAGTTGCGCGTTCACCCTACCTCTACTTTAGCTCCCCAATTGACATTGGCTCCTAGGTACGATCCTCGTGCTTTGGAGACTTACTTCGCGGTTTCTCGAGAACTTAAGGATGGCTATGAGGCCAAATTTAATGATCTCGGGAAATTGTGGAGTGTGATATCGGGGACCATTCGCGAGGTTGCACCTCTGGTTGCACGCTTAGGTCCAATGGGCTCAGCTCTTGGAACTATTGGCACTGGAGTTGCAGGTTTCGGCGATGCGGTACAGCGTCGCAGGAATCGGCGGAGAAAGCGTGGTACCCCGCTGGTTGTGCCTCAAACGACAACCACCGGAACAGCCTCCCGTGGACAAAAGGCCTCACCTTCGAAGGCCCTTGCTGTTCGCAAGCGCTCTTAGTTCTCC